AGTCCTTCATTTTCCAATCCGACCATTCTTTAATATGGCCCCATAGATCTTTTAATAGGTTCATAAAACCTCCTTTGTTAAGTTGGGGATTATACTATTTTACGCCTTTGAAAGCTACCTTTTTAATCTGAGCATTACTTGTCTGCCCTTGTGGTCCACTTCCTTTGTTTTGTTTTACAACAAAAGGAGAAATACTTATTTCAGCAGTTGAAGCAGTTTCTCTGTTAGGAAACGGATTTTTTTGAGGTACTTCCGTCATTTTTGCATTTTTAAATTTCATTTTTTTGCCTTTCCATAACCACGTTTAGCTAATCTACCCGCTAATTTTCCTGCTGGTGCAAAAGCAGAGCCAGCAATAGATTGAGCAAGAGATTGAGCCATTGTCTTTAATTTTTTTATTCTTTTACCATCATCAGAAACTATTGAAGCTCCTGCTGGTCCTATGCTTCTACCAGTGACTTTGCCACCTTTTCTTTTTTTAATAACTCCTCTGCCCATGAGAATATCTTTTTTTGTAACTTTACCATCACCTGATAGATCAGGGAACTTGGATACCGAGCCACCTTTTGCAACTTCTATTATTGTGTTTCCTTCTTGATCTTTTTTATTAACTCCGTGTGGAACTCCTTTTTTTTCTGTACGTACTGGCGTTCCTTTTCCACCTTTAAGTCCTAATGGTTTCTTTTTTTTCTTTTTTGCTATAGGGTTTCTTGGGTCAAAAGGTTTAGGAGATGCAATCCCTTGTTTTTTTGCCCCTTTAAGTATAGCACCGATTCCTTTTTTTCTTTTCTTTTTTTCAGCCGCTTTTTCTTTTCTTCTAGTAGGCGGCGTGTTTTTTAATTCAATTACAATAGGCATAGTAGTTAATGTATAGTGGGTTTTAACAGATTTAGCAAGTCTCTTCCGTTGTGATCCATAATATTATTATATTCCTGCTCAGATAGGTTGTTATGATACAACATTTTAGCTACAGCCATCATTGCACCTGCTAAAAGTATCTGTTCCTCTTGATTTGTTACGCCTGTATCAGCGAAATTTACCAATTCGTTAAAATATTCTTGTAATTTATCTGTCGCTGTTAACATTTTTTGCATTTTCCTTGGATAGATTAACATTTGCACGTAATTGTGCAATATCTTCGTTAGATTGTATCTTTTCTTTTGTTAAATCCTCGGTTTGTTGCATTTTTTGCATGTCAATATCAATTCTAGCAGCGTCATTTTGTGCTTTTCGTTGAACATCTTGTGCTTTTATCTGTAATTCTTGTTGTTTTAGTCCAACAAGTGGGTCTTGTCCTTGACCTTCCATAGATTGTTGCTCTTCTACAAACATTTCTTCAATAAATTCTGTTGCTTTTAAAGAAATTTGACGTTCCATTTCTTCTTGGAACTGTGCTTGTAAATCTGGTGGTAGTTGACCACCAAATTTTTCTGTTTCTGCCTGTATTTGTTGTGCATTTTCTGCTTCAACCATTTGTCTCGATAGCAAAGATACGTGTTCCATAACATGAGCTTGTAATAATGTTGTCGCTTGTGGGTTTGCACGCACTAACATCGACGACATAAATGTTCTATGTGCATCAATATGTGCTTGATGTTCTTGATTTCTAAATGCAATTAATTTTTTAGCTAATAAAGAATCAGAATTTTCTAACGCTGGATCTTTTGGCTTTGGTGTATCAGGTGGTGGTAAAATAGCATCAATATCTTTTACACCAAGTGACTGATACATTCTTTTATATGCTTCGTATATGTTGTGTGTTTTAGGATCAGATTGTGCCATTTGTAATTGTGTTTGTGCCAACGTAACACGTTGAGACATAGAAAAAATATTAGGGTCAGACACAGGCATAATATCAACACGATCATCAAAATCACTTGACTTAACACTAGGCACCGCATTATCACCAACCTCATATGGGTATCTTGGTGGTAAAAAATCTTTAAATACTTTTGCTAATAAATTAAATTCTGTTTTTTGTGCGTAGTGTAATCTTTTATGAATAGCACTCATGACTCTTGATCCTCTTTCAATCAACGCCATTGTAGTTCCTACAGGTGCGTTCGCTGCAACACTGTCACCAATTTTTTGATCAGCAATAGAAGCAAAACGTTGTCCTGCTTGTACAACAAAACCTAATAATTGAAATAAAGTTTGATCTGCACCTTTATATGGTAAAGGCATAAGTCCTGCTCGTAAGTCTCCACTAGGAGCATCAACATCTCTAAACTCACCTGGTTGTATTGGAGAATCATCATCTGCTATTCTCAAACCTCTCGCTTTAAATCCTGCTGGTAAATTTGATAATGTTCCTGCATCTAATAGTTGTCTAAGAGCAGCAGTCGCTGTTCTAGATAAACCACCAAGCATATGAATTAATCCATAACCATAAAAACCAAGACCTGGTAAAAATTTGTAATGTACAAAATATTGTTTCTTTTTCTTTAATGAATCATTCTCATCATAATTTCTGTAGATAGATAAAATATTTCCTGACCCTTCATCAATTGTAACAATGTAAGGTAATTTAATTCCATCACGATCTTCAAAACCTGGTAAATCTAAATCAACATGTATTTCTAATAATGTGTATTGATCATTTTTATAACCTGAACCTGTTTCTTTTACACCATCCATACGATTAATTTGTTCTTGAATGCTGTTTGTTTCAGGAGCTTCGTACTCTTCTAAATCTACATCACGATAGAAACCTGTTACTTGTAATTTACGAATATCGTTTTCTGTTCTTTTTAATACGTGCGTGACACGTTCTGCCGTTGCTAAATCTGTTGCAGTGTAAGGAACAATTAATTCTTCACTTGGAATAAACTTTGATACAGCTCTTCCTCTTGTAGAATCATAATAAACTTTTTTAAAACTTGAACCTGATAGTGGTAAATAAAAAAGCATTTGATCTAAGTCAGGATCAAAATCTTCCATAACATGCATAATTTGATAATTCATGAAGTCTTGCACTCGTTGTGCTTGTTGTTCTTTTTGTGGATCTGCTTTTCCTAGAACCTGTGTTCGTACAGGACCGTTTGCAGGTAGTAATTCTTTGTAAGCTTGCGCTTGAAATTGTGTAACTGTTTCAGATAACAGTGGATGTGTAACCCCACTTGCTCCTTGAAAAGGCTGTGATCTATCTTCGTATTTAAACCCAAGAAGTTTTAATCCTTTTGCATATGCATCATACCATTCTTCTCTTGAGCTGCTGTCATCTTTGTACTCACCAATCAAATCAGATGAAATGTTTTGTAAGTCTTTTTCATCTACGTACTCTGCAAGGTTAGAATCAAATTCTACATCCATTTGCTCTTCCATTGGATTGACTAACGCCCCACCATCCTCGGTCATTTCAATATTTTCTACTGTTAGTGACTCTTCTGGTGTTTCAATTGTAACGGATTGTTCTTCAATCTCTGTTGGTTCTCCCGTAATTCTTCTATCAACTGCCATTTATACCTCAAATATATCAATATGCTCTACAAGTCCACCTTGTGCTTTATGTGTCTTGTATGGTTCTAGCATTTCAGGAGTAATTTTAATAGCAAAAACTGGCTCCATGCTCGCTTTGTTAGGTACTGTTATTGTCTCTACCTTGTAGTTTGGATTAGTAATAAGTAATTCTCTTGCTTGATCACCATTTGTTAACGTTGCTACCATGTTATCATTTTGATCCGTAATTTTAAAATATGCCGAGCCTTCACCACCTTTTAATTGCACAGGCATGGTAATCATTTCTGAATTATTACTCTGTGCTTGTTTTTTTAATATTGTCTCTATTGTAGATGTGTAGTGTTTTGGTTTTCCAAAATTAGGGTTAGTAGCCTTTGTTCCTGAATTATCAATTACATTTGAAACAGAATCAGGACCTCCATAAAACTCGTCCATACCAATACCTTTAAATTTTGATTCTTTAAACTCGCCATTATTTTTAAAAGCTTCAAAGCGTTTTTGTTTATCAGCCGCTCTATCGGCTACAGGTGTTGAAGCGTCTCCTTTAAATTTATATCTTTCAATAACGTATTTTGATGGTGATACAGCGTAATATGACGACGCATCAGGATCTTTTAATACAAACTTTCTATATGCCAGCTCGTATAGATCTTTTTTAATTAACGCATCGGCCCACTCGTCTCTGTTTTTAAATGGTAGATCAGGGAACAATCCGTCCATTGCTGATGAATCAATTTCTATAATTTCTTTTAGCATGTTGTCTAAATTTTCATTTAACAAACCAGAGAGCCTTGATAAGTCGGCATCGCTTACCTCTCTTGTTTGAATATATTTATTAACAATCGTATCTACCTCTTCATCTAGCTTTGCGATACGATCCGCTGATACTTTTATTTCTGCATCTGTCTTCTTCAATGGTCTAAAGACAGATTTATTTTTTTCATAAAAATTTATTGTTTCCTCTGCCAATCGGTTAAGACCTTGTAAGTTTGTTTCGCCTGCGCCCTCTTCTTGTATCTTGCGGAGAGCCGCGGCCAGTTGTTGTTTACGCATTGCTGCTGCTTGTAACAAATCCGATTGTATCTCATCGGCAAACGTTACACGGACCACGCCGCTCGGATCAACGGCAGTTGACTTGGTTATCTGTTCTTGTAACTCGTTATTCCTAACAACAAGCTCATCCATTTGATTAACCAAACCTGGGCTTACCTCCTCTAACTGATCAGCATATTTTGCTATGACAGACATTTTAGGAGTATCACCTCCAAAATCAAGTAGTATATCATTTTGGTCTGCTGCACTCATTCCTCGTTGATTAGCTAATCGTCCTATTTTATTTTTTGCTTCAGCATATAAACCTTGCAAACTTCGTTCATTTTTTGTTTTTTCTCTTGTGAGTTGTCTAACATTAATTTTTGTTTTAGGTCCTGCAACTTTAGGCGGTACAAAACCAAAACGGTCCGTGAGCCGCGTCCAACCGATAACGTATGTATTGTCTTCATTCGGTATGCCAAAACCATGACGTTGTATGTTCTCACCACCAAACATGGATTGCGGATATTCGCCCGTGTCACCAGGTAATTTATCTCTATTGAGATATAAAATTCTTTCGCGTTGCGTTCCGTCTATAGAACCAGATTCCGCGTATCCTGTATACCGTGTAGCAACATCGCCGTTTGGATTGATAATGTCGGATCCTTTACCTGTTCCATGCACTTTCATGCCGCTGATCGGTGCTGTTCTTATTTGTGATAAAATGTCTTGCTTCGTGATAGGAACACCGTCATCATATAATTTTAACAGAGATGGTATTCTGTAATCTTCAACCTCTGATTTTTTAATTCTGTTCTTGTTCATAAAATCAAGAACCGCTTGTTTGTTTGGAAACTCATCTGGAGCGTTAACCAAAGCACGTTCAATGTCTGAATAAAATACAGACGTCATTGGCTGGTTTGTTAGTGGTGTCATGGCAACTTGACTCTCAGGTGTTACTGGCTCTCCTGGCGTTGGATCAAATATATCTTCTTCTGCCCTTTTTGCTTTTTCTGTTTCTAAACTTTGTGTTTGTTTCTTTGATGGGTTTGTTAATTTGTCTTTTGGTGTTGGTATTGGCGCAA